AGATGGTTGACGTCTACAAGCCTAGCGTGTGTGTCGCGTTCTACAGCGATAACGCTGAGAACCGCGGTACTAACCACGCTGCTGAGTACGCCCGCTCTAAGGACGTACCCGTGCGTATGGTTCGTGAGCCGTACGTCCCTAAGGCTCCGACGCCCGCTAACGCGGCGCCTACGCCTACTACTGAGGACGTTGACCTTGCTGTAGCAGCCTTTGCTCAGCAGCCGCTCACTAACCTTTCGTTCTAATAGACCCCTGTAGGGGTGGCGACTACTCCCCCTAGTTGTCACCCCTACAGGCCTAACGTTAGGATGGAAAATGGAGACACGTTGCGCCGACTGCGGAATGCTTGGTGAAATCACAGGACACATGGACTGTCAGTACCCCGGTGCTTACGCAGATATGATCGACTGGCAAGACCAACAGAATTACTACAGCAGGCCGTCCTATGGGGACTAAGCCTTTTGTGCCTTATGGTAGTAACCCTAAGCCAGCGCGTTATGTCGCGCTCAAGATTAATCTCTCTGATCCCCTAGGAGGCGTAAAAGAAGAAGACCTGTTTAGGCCTGGTTCGCTGGCATTCTTCGATGGATATGCGGACGCCCGCGAGTCAGGTGAATCGGGTCGCTTTATTCCTACTAACTACACGCTTGAGGATATTCGCCTTTACGATGCAGGCTTTAAGGCTGGGCTCAAAGTAAGAGAACACATCAAGAGTCTATGGTTGGAGCCTATGAGTGCGGAAGCGCCGTCAGGTTCGGGTTAATAATCCGAGCGAAACCCCGACGGGCTCTCCTGACTCAACTCAGCGTGTGAGTGGATATACGCCATTTATCTGTAAGCGTTGTAAGTGCAACGTTTACGGGCTAGTGATTCAGAATAGAAGCAAGATTCAGTATATCTGCCCGGCATGTGATTTTGTCGAAACACTTGACGGAGACAGGTGAGTCCGATACACTTGCACTTGTCCATCTACCAGAAAGGTCAGTCACTATGACTGAGACTGCCTCGGCGCCTGCCGTCGTCCTTGACGACTTCGGTCAGCAGGCTAAGGATCGTCTTAAGGTCCTTATCGAGTCCCGCAACACTAAGGCCGGCACGATTGCGGCTGCTAATGGCGATGCTCAGGGTCTGCTTGAGTCGCTGCGTAGTTCTAGTGACGACCCTAAGGTTGTTGCTCTGAACAAGAAGATTGAGGACCTTGCTGCTCAGGTTCTTAAGTTCGAGACTGAGCGCGACGAGGTTCTTAAGCCCATCGTCGAGTCGATTAAGTCGGATGCTGCCGCTAAGGTGGAGCCGCTTACTGCTGAGGTTGACGAGCTCGATAAGCAGATCCGTGCTGCGAGCAACTACCTCAAGTCCATGTACGGTGCTGGTGCTGTTGAGGACCTGCCCGCTCTTGTGTCCCGTAAGGGCCGCGAGACTGGTGGCTCTAACGGTGGCCGTCGCGTTAAGGGCTTCGACGTGTACGTGGATGGAAAGATCGCCACGCTGCGCGACGCTAAGGGTGTGGAGCGTTCTAACCTCGCCGCCGCTGCTAAGGCGATCGGCGTTGACACCGCTACTATCCAGAAGGGTTTCTTCGACGCCCAGGGTACTACTGAGTCGAAGGACTACAAGAACGAGGTCGAGTTCGTTGTTAACCACGAGGACAAGGCGTACACCGTGCGCTGCGTTCGTGGTAAGGACGACGAGTCCGACTCCGAGTAATATACGACCCACGAAGGCCGCGTGAGCCTTAGTGGGGAGGTCCTGAGCATGACAATAAACTGCTCTCTTTCTACAGTTGTTGGCCTAGCACTAGGTAAGAGCGCGTGTATCCGAGAGTGTGCCGTGACACCCGCCGCCAACACCTTAAATCTTCTGTAGTGCTCACTCATTGCTGTGCTGACGCTACAGAAGCGGCGACTAGGCGTCGTTAGGCGAGGGTCTATTAAAGGAGTGCCTCGCTAAGAATTTAAGCCTAGTGCGGCTGGATGATAAGAGCCCCCGGGCTCTGGCGTAAGCCTAGTCCAGCGTATCCCCGTGCTCGCTGAGGGAGTATAATATCGGGCCATGTACGTGTGACGACACCCTGTAGGGGGAGGACGAAACCCCTACTTGCCCTCACGTCCTGGGTACATGAACGCACCAGGTAATAGCCTGGTGATTTGTTCCTGAGGCTCCCACTGTTAGCGGATTCCTCAGGTTTTAGGGCGAGGACAGCCCCGTTACGAAAAGGTCCGGCCTGTTCAGAGTGTTAATCGGTCGTCGAAGATAAGACGGTTTTACGGTTAACCTAGGCTGACATAGTGTGCATCAAGGCCACTACAGGCGCTTGACAGAAGACACAAGGCATGGTAGTATGGCTCATCCAACGATGGGCCATATTGCCATGCCTTTTTGCTATTGCGGGCGGAAGTTATGGGTGCTCCCTCGCTAATCCACCGGAGGTCAGTAATGACTGAGCAGTACGAGCCGCTTAATGTCGAGGAACTTACGGATCTCGATAAGGTTGCGGAGGCTATGGCGCGACTTAACGCTATGGTCGCTAAGTTCGAGGAAACCCTTGCCCCCCTTGAGTCTCAGCAGTCTGAGGTTGAGGCCGATAAGCGTCGGCTTAAGTCCGAGTACGAAGTTAAGATGCTCGACCTTAACACTAAGTCTCGTGCTATCGAAGAGTTGATGTTTGACACTAAGCGTCAACTGCGTGGAATTAAGCGTGACGCCGAGTCGCTTACGCGCCAGTACCACGAACTTAACCGCGCTCAGTCGCTACAGCAGGAGTACCTTACCCTTGAGGCTAAGTGGGACTCGCTTACCATTGGCGCCCCGTGGCGTGAGTGGGCTAAGGATCACCAGATTGAGGCCGCGCGTAAGATTACGTGGTCGCAGAAGATGATTCTCGGTGACACGATGGGCCTCGGTAAGACCCTCTCCGCTATCGCTGCCCTTGACATTATCCAGGCCGCGACTAAGGATGCCCGCCCCGATAACCCTTACGGTGGCGAGGACATTGAGCAGACCGTCTATAACTACGAGACGGGTGAGTACGAGACGCACACCCGCAACGTCGGCGGCGTTACTAAGCCGTGTGGACTTAAGGTGCTCTACTTCTGCCCCGACACTATGATCTACAACGTGCGTAAAGAAGTCCAGCGTTGGGCGCCTCACCGCAACGTTATCGAACTTGGCGGGCAGCCTAAGGCTACGCGCCGCTTCCTGCTTGATATGATGAAGGATTACCCCGACTACGTTGTGATCCTTAACTACGCTGCTTGGCGTCGTGACAAGACCCTCATTAGTGACCTGATCGACATTGAGTTTGACACGGTTATCATTGACGAGGCGCACAACGTCAAGGATCGTAAGTCCGTTGCTTACGGTGGAATTAAGCAGATCGTGGATCGTAGCGACGTTCCCTTTGTAGTGCCCATGACCGGCACGCCGATCCTTAACCGTCCGCAGGAGTTGTTCAGCCTGCTTACGTTCGTCGACCCTAAGCGGTTTAACCGTGAGGCGGACTTCCTGTATGACTACTGCCGTCAGGACCCGGACACCGGGAAGTGGACGTTTAAGAATGGCGGCGTCGAGCGACTGTCTAAGGTTATTGGTAGCCGCTTCCTGCGCCGCACTAAGGAGCAGGCTGGAATTATTCTGCCGCCTAAGACTATCACTGAGCACATCCTTGAGATTGACCGCGAGAATTACCCGAACCAGGCTCGCGTTCGTGACGAGATGCGTAAGTGGGGCGCCATTATGCTTGACCCGGACAGCGGTAAGTCGCTGGCCGCTCAGGCTATGATTGCTGTCTACACGCGCCTGCGTCAGATTGAGGTTTGGCCTGCGGGTATCGAGGTTAAGGATCAGTTTGGCGACGTCTACCTTAAGGTTGAGGTCGAAGAGTCTCAGAAAATTGACTACATCATCCACGCTAACGGTGACGGCCCGGTGCCTACCCTTAAGGATGCCGGTGGTCTGCTGCCCGAGATTTGCGAGGACGAGCGCGTTGTAGTGTTCTCGCAGTTTAAGCCTCCACTGCGGGAACTTAAGCGCCGCTGTGACGAGGCTGGAATTAAGGCTGTCATTATGGATGGTGACACGCCTGACGACGTGCGCCGTGAGATTCAGAATGACTTTGACGCGCGCACTAAGAAGGAGAACCCCGGTTACGAGCACAAGTGGGACGTTGTGTTCTGTAACTACCGCGTGGGTGGTGTAGGCGTTAACTTCACCGACGCTACGCAGATGATTATTCTCGACGAGGAATGGAACCCTGGTAAGCGCGATCAGGCTTATGACCGCATTCACCGTATGGGTCAGGACAAGCCCGTCACGATTCACGTTATCCGCGACAACGGTACTATCGACAACTGGCTGGAAAAGATTATTAGCGACAAGGAAGAAATGATTGACGGCTTCCACTCCGTCGCTGATAACATGGCTCAGCAGATGTTTGACGCACTCAAGAACGGTCTGATCTAATACGGGTGGGGGCCAACAGGCCCCCACCCTCAACCCTCGGTATAGGAGCACTACAATGGCACGCATTACTAAGGCTTCGCAGGAGATTCTCGACACCTTCGGTTTCGAGGTTGGCGAGGCACCGGAGAAGGACACTAGCCGTCGCTCTAAGTACGACGATATGTGGGAGGCGGCTCGTAACTTCTGCGAGTCTAACCCCGGTACTACGATCAAGGTTCGTACCTACACCAACGCCTCTGCTGCCTACTCGGACGCTAAGGCTATCAACAACGGTGAGCACCGTCACTTTTCTGACGGCGCTAAGTGGCAGGCTGTTGCCGCTAAGTCGGAGACTGACGTTTCCGAGGACGACAAGCCGCTTCACGCTATCTGGCTCACCTACAACGGCGAGTGACACCCTGTAGGGGTGGGGTTGTAATCTGCAGCCCCACCCCTACTTTTCATTGTAAGGGATTGTTATGGAACCCGGCACTATTGTGAGGTACGAAGGTACACTCAAGCATCTTCATGGTGAGGCTGAAATCTTATCGTACGACGAACGCCATAACATTTACACTCTCCGTCTTATGAACGGACAGGGTATCCTTACTCATGTTAGGCCAACAAGTTTTAGGGTGATTTAAATGCCCGACTTTAACATGTGGAATTGGGATTGGTTATTAATCCCAGCCTTAGCAATTCTGACTGGAATTATGGGCATGGGCTATGAGTGGCTTCGCCGCAAGATTAGCGGAGATAAGGAGGAGTAAGTGTGGCAGTCTGTCTTAAGTGTAGTCGGGGCCTTCACACTTCTTGTCGTGGGCCTTGTGATTGCAGCCATAATCTGGGACCTGTGGTTATCACCGCAAGCCCGGAGGGACCGAGCGTTAATGAAGAGGAAGCCGACGACAACGACGACGAGCAACGTGGTCGTACTAGACGGACCAAGCCAGACCATGCGCTCAAAGATCAGCAATCAACAGGACGAAAGCGGGCCGCACGACTCTATCCTCTAGATAAGGAGGCGCTCTGTGAGTGGGCACTTAGACCCGAGCAGGGTGGCGGAATTGCTATCCCCGGTTGTGGATTACGTCCAGGAACGAAGCCAGGCAAGCAACAATCAAGGCATCATGGCCCAGACTACAATACTCTTAACAACGAAGCAGGAAACGTACACCGCATCTGTCACTCTTGTCACAACGCCTGGCACGCAGCCAACGATCCTAATAAGGATCAACGCTATCTAGAGTTGTATGGCGATCGTGCTGGTGGGAGTAACTTTAAGAACAGTAAGGTTCTAAAGAGAGACGAAAATAACGAGGCTTGACAGACGTAAGTATACCTGCTATACTCTAACCACACCGTCGAAAGGGGCAACCCATGCTTCACCAGCAGTACGTTGAGAATTGGACTAACAGCACCGCTAATCTTCCTTGGGGTGTTCAGCGTCTTGTTCACGATGCTCTGATTCTTGCTTCGGAAGGCAAGATTCGACTCGTACATGGCATTGACTACAGGGATGGTAAGCCGTGCCTGTTTAACGCGATTCGTCAGATGACTACGCAACTTGACGACACGCCGGTAAAGTACGCCCCTGAGGTTGTCACTGCGTTTGACGACCTTAACTACGCTCTCTACAAGGAGGGCGTTAACACGGAGGTCAACTGCGTTAGCGAGATTGCCGCTACCTTCCTTGTTCGTAACTTCGGGCCGCTCAAGCCTGCGCCCACTAACGAGGACCTTGAGCGTCAGGCTCTTGCTGTAGCGTCCTTCGCAGTTAACTGCACGCCGTTTATTGAGCCGACCGATGAAGAGATGATTGCGGATTGGGTGCTCAACTCTACGCAGAACGATGTTTCTACCCGCTGAATTAAACGGCAGCCGCAAAGGCGAGAGCATCGACGACTATCGCCTTCGTTACCTTCGCAGCATCCCGCTGGAAATTAGGCAGCAGATGTGTCAGTGCCAGCACAGCGTACAGTTGTGGCACAAGACACAGGCTACATCACCCAACGGGCTTGTCTTTAATTGGGAGGGTAAGGTTGCCGTACATTGGGACTGCAATAAGCCCATGCCTAATTGGACTTACATCGAGACTTGCTTTAACTGTGAGCAACTCTACATTATTAAAACGTTTCCCGATAAGATGATGCTTTGTGAAGATTGCGGTGGATAATGCGACGCATTAGTAACAGTGAGGTTGGTACGTGGCTTAACTGCCGTCAGCGTTACTACCTCGCTTTCGTCAAGCAACTACAGAAGAAGCAGCAGGGTGAGCCTATCGCTAAGGGTACGCTCGGCCATGAAGTGCTGTCTGTCTACTACCAGCGCATTAAGGACGGCGTTGGGCATGAGCAGGCTAAGCATGACGCCCTGGACCACCTTATGACTTATCTCGCAGTTGGTAACAGCGAGTACGCACTCAATGTTATCACTGAGGTTCGTCGTATTCTGGAACTTTATTGGGCGTACTACGCTGAGCGCGACCTTATGAATTGGGATATCATCCACGTCGAGCGCGACTACGATCTGGAACTTAACGAGCACTTCACTATGCCGATGCGACTTGATATGCTTGTCTTCGATAAGTCTGATAAGCGTCACAAGTTGATCGACCACAAGTTCTACTACAACATGCCCGATTGGGATAAGTTGGCGCTGAACGTACAGTTTCCTAAGTACGTGGCAGCCCTTCGTTCCAACGATGTTCCTGTAGACGAGTGTGTGCTTAATGTTCTCCGTACGCGCTCCCTTAAGAACCCCGCCCTGCCTGATCTGTTTAAGCGTTATCCTGTAGTTGCTACGAACGCTAAGATCAAGACGGCGGTTCGTAATCATATCCTTGCCTCGCAGGAAATCGCAGAGTATCGTTCACTTCCTGAGGCCATGCAGAAAGAGCGTGCCCTCCCCCTTATGAACGACTTTGTATGCGGCAATTGTGATTACAAGAGTATCTGTATTACTGAGTTTGATGGTGGCGACGCCGACTATCTTATTCAGCAGGATTACAAGCAGAATACCTACGGGTATACGCAGCCTGAGAATATTGGAGATTTGCTGTGACAGACGTTGACCTCGGCATTGTCGAGCCCGATACAGAGCCTGTTGAGTCTACGCTTACTGCGGAGCCTGAGCCTACTGTTAGCGAGTCGTTCGCTGCAGCGCAGGCTGAGGCAGACGACATTCTTAACGCACTGCTCGGTCGCATCACTACTGTTGAGAACAAGAGCAAGTATCTTAAGATTCTGCTCTACGGTCGTCCCGGTGTTGGTAAGACGGTGTTCTGCGCTACAGCGCCTAACCCGCTGCTTATCGACGTCGAGAAGGGCGCGTTCTCGATTAACAACCACCCCCACCTTCGTCACGCTAAGGCTCTTGAGTTTAAGAGCATCTTCCAGGTTGAGCAGCTGATTAAGTATCTTGCTGCAGACGCCCCGCAACTGCGCGAGTTTCAGACTATCGTCGTGGACTCGTTTAGCGAGTTGCAGAAGCGTGACCTTGACGAGATTGTTGCGGCTGAGGCGGCTAAGGATGCACAGCGTAACAAGTACCTCCCTATCGGCGCTGACTACAACGTGAACACTGAGCACATGCGACAGATTGCTAGTGCTCTCCGTGATCTTGACCGTAACATCATCGTTACGTGTCATGTTAAGGAAGAGAAGGACGAGAACACCGGCCGTATGCTTGTGCGTCCTAACCTCACTCCTAAGTTGGCGGGTACTCTGGCTGGAATTTTCGACGTGGTTGCCTACATGGAGTCCACTAATTCTGGCGAGAGCACTGTTCGTACGCTGCAGGTTCACCCTACGGCTACGGTCACCGCTAAGACTCGCATCGGTAACCTTCCCGCCGTGATCGAGAATCCCACGTTCGACTTCATTCACTCTGCATTCACTACTAACAAGGACTGATTATTATGAGCGACGGCTTCCTTAATGACCTCGGGCTCGACACTGTTGAGGCTGACCCGAACCACATCGCTAACGGTAAGTACCCTGCCTTCGTTTACAACTCGGAGGTTCGCACTAAGAAGGACGGCACTAAGTCCTGGGTGATTACCTACAAGATTGCTCCTGACTCGCCGCGTCACGCTGGTCAGCAGCAGCAGGAGTGGTTCGACCTTGAGCCTAAGGGCGAGAACGCTGATCTTAAGAAGTCCTTTCTTAAGCGCCGCGTGCTTAGCCTCGGTGTTCCTGAGACGCGCATCAACTCCGTTAACCCGGGCGATCTTATTGGCATCAAGGTGAGCCTTGAGATTGTCCACCGCGGTCAGTACCAGAACGTCGGGACCGTTGAGGTTCTCGATGATAGCGGTAGTGTTGCCGCCCCGGTTGCTTCGGCAGCCAGCAGCACTCTGCTGTAGTTAGACCGGTCCCCCTGTAGTGCGCTAAATACTGTTTCGCGGCAGTATTACGCGGGGAAGGCTACAGGGGGACCGTAAGGCCGACTAGCCCAATTGGCAGAGGCAGAGGACTTAAAATCCTCGTAGTGTGGGTTCGAGTCCCACGTCGGCTACGCGGCTCTTGCCGAGGTATGGGGGAAGGATACCGTATTTACGTGACGGTGGTACGGTAGGTAGGTAAGAGCCCTCTAATAAGGGGTAGGGATAATGAAAACACTTGATGAACTTATTGAGGAAGAGAACAGGCTAAGGAGAATCTTTAGTGGGGAAGATGCAGAAGGCGAAGCCGACGAGCGCCAAGAGCAGTAACGATACTCGTAAGAATGGTAAGGCACCTAAGCAGAACCCTAAGGCCCCGAATAAGGGCGCTACAGGAAGAACGGTTGGCGGGTACTCTCCCGCGGCTTTAGAGCGTAGATCCCTTAGGAGGGGAAATGGTTGAGTTAAGCCGGTCTAAGACTGTCAACGCTATTAAGTGGGACGGCGAGAACGAGGCCGAGATTTCGGCTCTTGTTGTTGACGAGGATGGTAACCCGCTGACGGGCGTTGAGCAGACCCCGGATCAGGTTAAGCTTTATGTCGCTGACAAGCCTAGCCCTGACGACGCTAACTACCGGCAGTTAGAGGTTCCTGCCGGGCACTACGTTGTTGTTGACGCTGATCTTCCTGGTCGTGTGTTCGTTCACTCGCCCGAGGAAATTGAGAGCGAGTTCGGTTACGTCGAGCCTGTTGCCGAGGTTACTGAGCCCGTGGTAGAGGACACCGCTCCTGTTAATGACGAGCCGCCGGTTGACCCCGAGGCTCCGCAGGAGTGATAGACCCCTGCCTGTAGTTATGTGGACTTAACTCCCTGAGTCGCTAAGTCCCCCACCCATATACTACAGGCAGGGCTAGAGCCGGATCGTCTAATTGGCAGGACGCGGGATTTTGGTTCCCGTTAGTCTAGGTTCGAATCCTAGTCCGGCTGCTTATAATTACTACTCGGTGTAAGGAGGAATGTTGGAATTGCACGCCCTCAACCCAAGCAACGACATTAACACATTCCTCGACTTCTTATACACCGACGCTGACGAGGGTTATATTTACACGCCTACTAAGGACGCAGAGTCGGGTGAGTTTCGTCAGGACTTCTTTAAGTGGCCTGAGGAACGCTCTAAGTTAGTCGAGTGGATTATTGATACTACAGACCGCTCGGAGGTCTATATTGCACCCGCACTCTTTAGCCAGCCGTCGGCTCAGAAAGAGGCGTTTAAGTCCACCAACGTGCTCTGGACCGAATTCGACGGTAACTATCCAGCGTCATTCGGTGATGTGCCAAGCCCGTCGCTGGTGGTACAGTCCTCTGACGCAACCCACGCTCACGTTTATTGGCGGCTCACTGAGCCAATGCGAAACTTCCAAGACGTCGAGGCTTATAACCGGACCATCACTTATAATCTTGGAGCCGATGCAAGCGCCTGGGACTGCAACCAGGTACTTCGCCCTCCGGCTACCCGGAACCATAAGCGAGACACGGTTACGACAGTTAGTAAGGCATTCACGGAAGCACCGCTGCCCCTCTCCCTTTTCGTTCCTACTTACGCCGTACCCGTCGTATCGGAGTTTGATACTAGCGTCATTCCTGACGTCACGGATATCATCTACAAGTATGAATTCCCTCTCGTCGTTAGCAGTCTGTTAAGGACTAAGGATCTCCCTGTAGGCGAGCGTTCTACTGCACTCATGAAGTTGGGGTTCTACCTCGCTGAAATGGGCATGAGTGACGCTGAGATTTACAGTGTGATCCGTAACGCTGACGATCGGTGGGGTAAGTTTAAGGACCGTACTGACCGAGAGCGAAGGCTGCTTGATCTAATCTCGCGTGTACGTGAGAAGTATCCGTCTACTGATTACCAGACCGATATTATTCCGGTCTTTGGTTTCCAGTCGTTCCTAGAGCACGACATTCAGATCGAATGGATTATCGACGGTCTGCTACAGGAACGCGGATACATGCTGCTTACCGGACCTAGTGCTGTCGGTAAGACGCAGTTTACGTTGCGTATGGCTCTCAACATGGCCCTTGGTCGTGGTGAGTATCTAGGTGAGAAGTTTACTCGGCCTGCTAAGATTCTGTTCTTCTCTCTGGAAATGGGTCACGCTGACCTCAAGTATTTCGCTGAGATTATGGGGCGAGACTTTACGTCAGACGAAATTCGGATGCTAGAGCAGAACTTGATTGTTGTTCCCCACGGTGAAGCGATCTACTTTAACCAAGAGGAAGGCAAGCAGCAGATTCTTGACATTATCGGGGCTGTCAACCCTGATGGTGTAATTGTAGACTCTCTCGGTTCTACCACAAGTGGTGGTCTGAGCAACGAAGATATCGTCAAGTCTATCATGGACTTTAACGATCGTATTCGTAAGCAATACAGTATCTTCACATGGTTCATTCACCACATGCGTAAGGCTTCCGGTGACAACAAGAAGCCGAACAAACTTGACGATGTGTACGGTAACCAGTATATCGTTAACCGTGCTACTACGGTCTTGTGTTTGTGGCCCAACCACAACAAGATCGACGTCATTCCCCTTAAGATTCGACTCGGCCCGAAGAGGGAAACCTGGACGATCCAACGTATCGGCAACATCGACTTTGAGCGTGCGTCTAGTGTCACGTTCATAACGTCTGATCCTACAGAGCCTTACAATCCTGGCGACTCAAAGCCGGGCCTCGCATTCGGAGATATCTAATGGACCTAACCGATGTTAAGCAGCATGTTATCGCTATGGAACAGGCCGACCTTATTGCTGTGGATACCGAAACAACGGGTATCGACGGCATTAAGACCGGCCGGGACTATGCGATTGGCGTGTCTGTGGCGTATCGGTTAGGTCCATTAGGCGTTTTTAGCGCCTATTTTCCGCTGCGTCACGACGTCGAAAGTTTACCGCTCAGCCCTACAGTTGACCTACTTGCCCCGGTGTTACGGGACAAGCCGCTAGTGTTCCACAACAGGAAGTTTGACCTGTTCAGCCTTAAGACGCTGGGCATCACGGACTTCCGTAAGATTCACTACGACACCGCTATCGAAATGGGTATCGTCAACGAAGAATGGCCTACCCGTAAGTTGGACTTCCTCGGTAAGATGGTTCTTAACCGTGGTAAGGATAGCGAGAAGATCGACGCTTGGACTAAGATGTACGGCTGGGGTACTCACGTTCCCCCGCATGTTATGTCGGACTACGCTAAGGTCGACGCTGAGGTTACGCTTGAGTCCCACGAGGTTCTGTGGAAGCGTATGATTAAGGAAGATACCGCTCAACTGTGGCCTAGCGAGTATGAGTTTAACAACCTGCTCTACGAAATGGAATCGCGCGGTGTAGGAATTAACAAGCGATTCTGCGAAGAGAAGTTAGAGACGGGTCTTAAGCGCATGGCAGAGTTAGAGTCTGTCCTGTCGTTCAGCCCGAGTAAGTCAGGCGAGTTGTCTGACTTCTTCTTTAACGAACTTAAGATGCCCGTGCTTAAGGAGACGCCTGCTGGTAAGCCGTCGCTCGACAAGCACGTTATGGAAGAGTATGACGAGTTACTTGCTGCGTCTGACAACCCTGTAGCGAAGTTGGTACTTGAGTACCGGGGCTGGCAGAAGGCTACGTCAAGCCTTTACAAGCCGATGCTGGAATTAGAGGTTGACGGACTCGTCCACTGCAACTTTAATCAGGGCAAGACTAAGACTGGACGCCTTAGTTGCGACAGTCCTAACCTACAACAGATTCCTCGTAAGAGCGAAAAGGAGTGGAACGGCGATGCACGCAAGGCGTTCGATGCTAATGACCCGGACTACGACCTTATCGGCTACGACTACTCGCAGTTGGAGTTGCGTCTCGCAACTGCGTATGGTCAAGAACAGCGTCTTATCGAAGAGTTTCTTAAGGATGATGCAGACCCGTTTACCGCGTACATGGACGTGATCGGCTGCACTCGTCAAGAGACTAAGACGTTCTTCTACAGCAACATCTATGGCGCTGGTACGGCTAAGATTGCTTACACCTTAGGACGTGATCTGGATGATGTGCGACCACTCCACACAAAGTTTCTTAACTCAATCCCCGGAATTACATTCGCTTCTAAAAGGGCTGGACAACTCGCCGCTGATCGAAAGTACGTACGTTATTGGACCGGGCGCCGACGCCACTTCCCCTACGGGGAAGGTAGTTACCGTGCTTTTAACTCTATCCTCCAAGGTGGAGCAGCCGAGTTAGTTAAGCACGCGATGCTGCGTATGCGTGAGATTGAGAACGACGATATTCAGATGGTGCTACAGGTGCATGATGAGATTGTGTTCCGTGTGCGCCGCGGTACTCTCGATAAGTACGACGCTCGCATTCGTGAGATTATGACGGACTTCCCTCAGTTTGGAGTGAGGTTTGCTGTAGAGAGCAAGGTGTGGAATGCTTAAGTGCCCCCATATGCTACCGTTTCTTTACTGTGGTCAATGTAAGTACGACGACACTAGCCGTATCACGGAGTTGATGGAACGATGGAGGAAGTCGTCTTTACAGGCGAGGAACGCTACATTTCGATCGACCCCGGGCTTAGTACCGGATGGGCAACCTTCCGAGCCAACGGAGACTTAATCCGAACAGGTACGTTACGCAACGGCGCTGAGCAGTTATATCCATTCCTTAGGCGACTGTCTGTCGCACTTATGGAGAACGATTGGAAGCCTCTCGACGTCATTGTAGAGAACTACAGACTGTACCCGTGGAAGGCGATGCAGCAGTCGTGGGCCTCGCTCGAAACCGTGAGGTTCATCGGTGCGGTCGATTTCTGGGCTAAGTTGCATGAATATAACGTGCATCTACAAGACCCTAATATCAAGGGTATCGGATACAAGTGGGCTGGAATTACAGTTCCTAAGAACCACGATTTAAGCCACGAGACAGATGCTTTCGTTCACGGCGTTTATTTCCTACAGCGCGCCGGGATTCGTAAGCCAATGCAGGGGAGGGCTAATGGAACCCCAATGTGAGGCCGCTGTTTACGGCGACCACCACAACGTAGTTAGGTGCCCCGAGGTTGCTACTGTCAAGACTGAGGATGGTAGCCTCTACTGTGAGAGCCACAAGAATTGGGACGACGAGTAATGGGTAGGGCAATCGTCCCGCTTACAGGACAGTTTCTTGAGTCCGCACTTATGATGCCCGAAGGCATGAAGATTCTCGGCTACCGGGATAACATGATGTTCGACTCTATCGACATTTATGTAGAGTCCCCAGATTTACCGGAGACTCCCGAAGGTACGCAAGCCCCTAGATTACCCGTTACTTTCGTAAACGTACATTGGGACCCGTGGCTCTACCCTGTAGGGCTAGACGAGTCCACGCCTATCTATGAGGGGGTCGCTAGTGATCTGCGAGAAGTGTAAGACTGCTGGGGATATTAATGAGGAAATGATACAACGTGGCGAAATGCTTGAGCGCACTGAACAAGCATTCCGTAACCGTATCACTCAGTTACATGAGCAGTGTACCGACCACGACTGTATGTGTCAGCACCGAGTAGGAGTTTACGTTGCGCGAGGACAAGAAGTTAGCAAGGCAGCAGAATAAACTCGCTGCGCTGCTTGGGCTTGATGTACCGCCCGCTACAGCACCGCCGCCTAAGGTCCAGCGCACTACAGCAAGCCGTGACGCCGAGGCAGTTATCGACTTTGTTGCGGCCCCAAATACGTATGCCCGGGTCACCTGTCGCGTCTGTGGACACGACTTCCTGGTGAACCGGGCAAACGTAAGTTGCTGTAGTGATGCTTGTCGTGCAGCAGAGTTAGAGCGCGTTGGCATTAAGTGGGACTGGAATAAGCCGCCGGAGTCGCGTTGGTACGTTACTAGTCAGACTGGTAACTTAACCAACGAGCCTCTCGTCGTCCCACCCGCTGCTCTCACTTCTCTGATGAACGCTCTCAGTGTCTGGAAGAAAGACACGAATGTCGTGGACCTCGTAGACAGTGAGTGACATAGCCTCGATTACATCATTGATGATGAAGGGCCTAAGATTACGACGCTCGTCGTCTGTAGTCCCAGCCCAAATTCCGTCGAGGTTGTAGTAGACGGCGTAGTATAAGCACTGCTTACGAACGGGGCAGCCCTCACAGAATGCTTGTGCGGGCTTAGGAGATTTGCCTCTACCGATGAAGAATAAGTCGTCTACTTCGTTGGGGTTAAGCGATGCACATTTACCATACTGTCGCCACGGTTGGTGATCCAATTTAGTATTCCCCACCCTTTTCTCCCCGTCGGGCCTCTCCTTCCCGACCTGGGAACGAGTATACAGAGTCCAAACCCAATGTCAAGAGCCCCTAACCCGTATGGGTTAGGGGCTCTTGGCGTTTACTTCATCGGTAAATTGGGCTTCTCTTCATCATCACTAATGTCTTCGCCGCCCTTACGTGGCAACCACTTATTAATAAGTCGGATTGACACGATCCAGACAATGCTAGACAGAACAGGGATAAGGCTCTCAATAAGGTGGCTTAGACTAAGTACGAGACTGTTGTCTGCCGACAAGATCAACGTGCTGCCCTACCCCCCTGGCTATGCCCGCAGTTACAACGGCCAACCCAAACACCTGAATCACCTGCTCAAACGGTGCCGAGGTTAACGCTAGTTGTACGGACACACCAAAGACGAATGCAGAGATAATATCAAAGATCCATTCGTGGTGCTCAACTACGTTAAAGATACCTAAGAGCAAAATGAAGCAGATTACAATAGCGAATGCTTCGTACAGATCATTAGTATCAGTAGTAAATGGCGGAACAAGTGAAGCAGCGAAGAAGATAAGATAACCAATCTCAGTAATTACAACTGTATGCTTGTTGCACTTACTGCTTAGCGCAAACAACGCTGCACCCGTTCCTAATAAAACCCCTACTAAGATGATCCAACTGTCCATTACGGAACCGCAGTAATCCCATACTGCCGGGAGGCATGAGCCCCGATCCAAGCGAGCCTAGCCAGCCCGTCCTTATCAGAGAGCGTACCGGCCTTCTTCCACGCGCGCTCGGTAAGTGGACCCCACGTACCAGGAGCAGACGAGTAATCAAGGTCGATACTTGGAATACTAGCGAGAGCCTTCTGGACCTGTAAGACGTCGGCGTTCTTTTTGCCATATCCACAATTGGCATAACGCACGAGGTCATGGGACTGCCACAAAAGGTCAGGCCGCCAAATAACGACGTTGTTCTTACCGTCGTTTGCCATGTAAGCGTATCGGGTATTGATATCGTAATTGCCACCCCACATAGCAGCGATGTGCAGGTGGGGACCTGTAGCGTTACCCGTCTGACCTGACAGACCTAACTTCTGCCCGGCTACAACGCGCTGACCCTTCTTAACTTGCGTGTCAAACAAGTGCTGATAATACAGCGTTGCATACCGACCCTTGTAAAGCACCCGAAGCAGGACCCAATTACTAGGTGACCCTACAGGCTGCTGGCCGGGCTTATTACCGGGCTTACCAGGAGTGTAATCAACCACTCCATCCCGGCAGTCTAAGACAAGACCCGCTCGCGCTGCGAATAACGGAGTCTTTTCCTTCATCGTGTAGTCGAGAGCAAAGTGGTCGCCACCGTTGCTGTAGCGCCAACCTGCACTGATAAACTTAAGGTCCTCAGGAGGCGCAGGAGTAGAGACATACATTACTGACCAGCCTCCGCAATAACCTCGTTCATCGCAGCCTCAGTCTCGTCAACCTCAGGCGGTAAAATAGCAGGAGCCTCAATCTCGTCAGGAGGCCTAATCACCCGCTCAGGATCGACCTTAAAGCCGAAGTCCAGATCACCAGGGTTAATCATCTTAAGCAGGGCAGCGATGATAGCAGTCTTGACCGCATCGTATAATGCGGACGTGTCCTTGCCGTCGTTGAGATACCAAGTAAAACCGGCAGCAGCACCGACAGTAATCAGAGTCCTAATCCAGCGCGGGATCTTGTTCCAGATCACCGACCACCAGGCTAGAATCTGGATGAACTTCTCCTTCATCCTTCTATCCTTACTCTTAAAATTACTAGCGTTTCCCGGTTGCGCCCGGTGTATGCCTCCGCTACCCTGGTGGTAACGAAAGGAGGTCGGCCATGATCCGCACCGTACCCGTAGGCAAGGGAGTCGTTGTGCTTGGAGAGTCCAAGCCGACCGTTACTTCCATTAAGAGTGGTAAGGCTACTATCGTCTTTATTACGAAGGCTGCTTAACTACTACTCACAACCCCAGACATAACCTACCCTTCCCCGCTAGTAGCCCCGTCCCCTAAGGGACGGGGCTACTAGTCATTTCTGGATGCGTGCGGCTGCGGCACTTTGTCGCATACTGTTCGCAGTCTCACCAGGGAATTGATTGTAATACTTCATGTAAGCGTTATAGTGCTTTTGCCAACTAGCACGATTGCGCTTGTAGTTATACCCACTCTCGTCAATGTCCCAAGCACTCCAACCGCCGCGGGACATTTGGCGTGCTACACGGGCATTGACTGTGGGGTCTAGTAAGTCGCGTTCAGACTTAAGGCCAAACTGCTTCATGCGTGCTTTACCCAGGCTACCCAGCATATTAATCTGGAAGAGCCCGTAACTACGGTCGCCCGTTGCAGCGTTGCCATTAAAGGCGCCCGGCCTACCGCCGGACTCGCGCATCGCTACAGCCCAAGCCTTCCGTAAATCTTCGCCCTGGAAGCCTGCTTGCTTAAGCCAGTTCATTAGTTGCCCACCTGTAGCGGGAACCTGGCTAGTGCGAACGGGAGCCGAGGGCACTACAGAAGGAACACTAGGGTCCCTCTCAATTAGCTGCTTAACAATCTTGTTATTAGTAGAGATACGCGCTTGCGCTGCCTTGTGGGCTGCCGCGAAATCGAAGCCGCCCTCGTTACCGGCTGTAGGCATATTAGCCATACCTCCGAATAGACACAGGCTTAGCGTACACGTTAACCTCACCAATGTTCTTTCCCGGTCGCGGAGCCTCAAGCATCCTCCCGTTACCTAAGTAGATAGCAACGTGGTCAATGCCTCGGTACGTGTCGCGGGGTCCTAAGTCAAAGAATAAGAGGTCGCCGGGTTGCGCGTCCTTAAGTGACCCTACAGCCGATCCGCCTTGTGCTTGCTTGCCACTGAGAGCCGGAACAGTAATACCGAGAGCCTCTTTAAGAACATATGCGGTATATCCTGAACAGTCCATACCGCTTTTTGGAGTACGACCGCCGGCAACATAAGGGACTCCAACGTACTTTCGCGCAACGTTGATAATCGAGCCATTACCCGCACCGCCTCCCCCGACTGTGGCGACGGACCCAATACCTTCCGTACTGAGTCCGCCGCCAGTAGCCTCTGCCGAGCCTAAACTTGCAGCCTCGGTCATAAGAGTCTTATTCTTTGCTTGTCGCTTAGCACTACTTGCGTGAGCCTGAGTCAGTAACTTAAAGAACTCACCCTGAGGTTGGCTTTGGGGGGAGGGCTCCATATGCCTTCTCCTTCCGCTTAATAAGCTCAGACTGAATCGTCTTGCTGTTATTCTGCGTAAACGTAATACCTGTCAGGAACGATGCTAACTGCTCAGGTGTACCGCTTCCGCTCAACTGCTTCGATGCCATATTACTCTGCGGGAACAGTCCAGTCAAGGCATCCTTTAAGTTAAAGTCCTGACCGTTCATACGCTGTCCTGATGCTGCTTCGATACCTAACTTAATTCCAGGGTGAAGCATACCGAGCGCCGTGTCACCGGGAGAGCCAATAGCACGGAGCGCGTCATAGGGAAGTGCGATACCAGCGTAAGTAGTTGATCCGTCTCCCGACATAATCGGAGCCAGCATACGAGCCTGAATCCACTCGGGAGTCACAATATCAGGAGTAGTACCACCGTAACCAGCAGCCACACCAACTGCGTTAGCAGCCTTCGGGTACAGCATCAACTTACCGGGCTGACTAAACAGTGCCTCTGCCATAAGCGGGAACGCCTTACGAGTCCACTTATAGAACGGGAACACTCGGGCGAACAGTAACTTCTCCGTCATAGTGAAGTCAGAGTAATCGAAGTGGAACTTACGGACTCGGGCTCCTGCCTCAGCAGATGCCTTCTCAATGTCCTTAATAGGCGACTTTCGCAGTACGTCAATGAAATGGGCCATTCTGAACACGTCCTCGCGTGCCTCAGAAAAGTGCAGGATGCCTCGGTTAGCAGCAGACGCCTTCTGACCAGCCTTACTAGCACCGAACGAGCCCGGAGTCTTAAAGACTGCCGAGAATTCTGTGTTAGTGTAACCGCTCAGTAAGCCTTCGTTAACGTAAGCAGCCCACACGTCACCCATCGTGTAGTCTTGCCCGTTCTTACGGAACAGAACAGTCTTGTAACTCTCCGGCAGTCCACCAGTACGCTTAGCCGCGCGGTAAGACTCCATCATGTTAGGCTGTCCCATAGCCTTAATTAATGGGTCATTAGGGTCAGTTAGGTTACGGAACTTCTTGATCGTACGCAGAGCCATACGGTGAGACTGTACGCCGTGCACACCTTGCACACCATCCAGCCAACTAACGAAGATATCTCCGAAAGTGTTGCGGCTGTGGAAGCCCGGGTTGTAAACGGTAACGATACGCTTCCATGCCTGCGTAATCTTACCGGCGTACTCACCAAACTCTTCCATGCGTTGAGAACTACTCAGCAGTTCCTTAACCTTGTCCAGTTGTGCAGCAGTCTCAGGATCGAAGATGAAAGCCTCGTTACCTAACTTGTGGGGCCGGTAACCATGCTCATTAATAAGTCGTTCCGCTACAGGATCGTAGACAGTTAACTTCTTACCATCCTTACCGTACCGCCCGGCCGACATACCAAAATTCTGAACGATAGACTCGACGGTAGCCTTTCGAGCGAGAGCCTTCTCTGTAGCAATCTGCAAGTCCCAGATTAACTCTACAGGGTCCATGTTCTTAATGTTGGACTCGTTGAGAGCGTTGATTAGCCAATCAACAGAATCGCTAACCTCGTCCGGCTCGAAATAACGACCCTTAAGAGTGTACGGCTCCTTGCGCTTTCCGTACCTTAACTTGTTCTGACCAGGGAGCCACATGTTAACTTCGTCAAGGCTTAACGGCTCTCGCATACCAGGGAATGCCTGGGACGAGAACTTATCAGCGATTAACTTAAGTTCGTTATGTAACTCGGTCACAAGTTGCGGGTTAGAGTAGGCGTGCATATCCGTACGTGTTAACTGCTGCCACGCTTCCATACGCTCAGACGGCTTGTAGTGCTGGAACGTCTGCTGGATGCGCTGTCCGTTACGTGCGATTAACTCGTTCGTCCTGCCAGCCTCACGCGCTCGGATTCGGGCAAGACCCTTATCTAAACCTGCGCTGCTAACGAGAATCTTATTGTAAATCTTCACGCTAGTGGCAACAACGTTAGCCTTATACGCGGTGTCAATAAGCTTCGACACTAACTCGGGCATCGCTAAAGACGCTACAGCAGGTCCGTTACCCATGAATCCGATTCGCACAGCGAAGGCCCGGCGAGCCTCTAACGTCATGGACTTCTCCATGAGGTCAATGGCCGTAACCATAACCTGCTTGCTGACTTCCTCAGCGTGCTGAGTAGCCTGCATCTGTAAGTCTCGGACAACCTTGTTGTTGCTCGTAACAATGCTGTCAATGTCTCGCGGCTCTGCGCCAAGTTGCTTCTTAAGCGTCGGCTTGTAGGATTCGCCAAAGTGAAGGATACGGCTGTCCTCAGGAAGTAACTGAGTAAAGTCGTGGATCACCGAGGGATCAGTAACGCCTGCTTCCTTAAGGAAGGCAGCCGCTTCATCAGCCGTTAACTCTCCGTTGTTAATACGGTACTGTAATTCGCGGCGCAGGTTCTCAAGCGTCTTGTTAACCTTACCTGAGACCTTAGAGCCTAACTCGCCCTTAGCCTTGAGCGCGTTAACAGCACCACCAAGGTCACCAGCGTCTACAGCCGTTTCGGCGGCAACGTCAGCAGCCTTAGTGGCCTTACGCTCGTCGTTGTAGACCTTCGCATACTGAGCCGCAATAGTCCGCCAATTCTTAACCTTGCGATACTTAGCTAACCTGCTAACCTCAGGAAGATTAATGTCATTCATCGTGGCGAGGATATGGTCAGTAGCACGCTCGCTAATTCGCATATCCACGTCGTCAATCTGAGACTTAAGCCGCTCAGCCTTAGCCGCGTACTTCGGCTCCTTCTTAGCCTGAGCCGCGTAAGTCTTGTATTGCTTCCAAAGATTATTACGAGTAATCTGCAGCGTAGCAATCTCAGGATCAGACTCGATCATACGGGTGACTGCTTGATGAATCTCGGGGTTCCTCATATCAATAGGAACCTCGTCGATTAACTCACTTAACTTCTTGTCGATCCCATCAATCTTCTTGTTAAGATGAGTAAAGTCGTCACCGCGAGTCTTGGCTACAGAACGAAGTGACTCTAAACGAGCCTTCTCCTGGCGAAGCATACGAATGTGACCGATAGCCTCAGCCTCAGGCATAGTGAGCGCAGGGTACTTAAGAGTCTCCATCACCAGTTGCGGGTGAAGGTCTACAGGGTTAACGACTAACCCATCCTTCATGGCAGCCTGTAATAACTCTTGATACTTCTGATCGCGTAACCACGTCTTCATCACTACAGAAGTAGACTCGATGAAGGCACTTACGATCTTCTTATGCTGCGCCTTGTAGTCTAAGCCAATCTTTGCCATATCCTTCGCGCGCTCAGGATTGTCAATGTTGGCCGTAATGAACCGAGCGATATCCTTAGGGTTAGAGAAGTCCATAACGTCAAGTTGATCTAAGTAGTTAGGGTCGGTGATTCCACCTTCCTCAAACCGCTTAGTGATCGCCTCGCGGACCTTCTCACTCCGAGCAAGTCCCTCGTCGCCCTTAAAGCCCTTCGCAATTAAGGCTGCAGTCTTATCAGCCTCGCCAGCAGTCTTTCCTGCTGTAGCAACAACCTGCTTACTGACTGACTTAATAGCGCCCACGCCAATGTAGGACGTCGGGTCCATAGCCACGTCAAGAGCGAAACCCAGCACACCCTTAGCAATATCAGGCATATCCGGGTGCGCCTGGTCTAAGTTTTCAGACCACGTAGTCTTCTTATACCCAGCAAAGCCGTCCCACATCGCTTGACCGTGGGTAAACGACTTCCAGAAACTAGAACCGATAATAGGAATGTACGCCATATCGTTAATGTCAGTATTGCGAGGACCACCAGCCTTCTGATCCTCAGTAATCTGCTCATTAAACGCACTGGCAATCGCGTACATCGGTCGGCTAAGAATATCAAAGACGCGCGTAATAAAGTTGGGATCAGCCTCAGTCTGTCCGGCCTTAGCCATAGCAGCCGAAGTCTGATCGTAGAGTGCCTGAACCTTAGGATCTAAGTCGTTACGGTTAATGCCCTTAAGTTGCTCAGGAGTCCTAATATCACCAACAGCCTGAAACTGATGGAACAACTTATCGTTCTCACTGACAGTCTTGATAATGTCGAATGAAGACGCGCCAACAGCCGGGGTGGCTAAGTTACCACCCCGGCTGCGAGCAGCGACTGTGTTGGCGACCAGGATATCTAATGGGCTCGCATAGAAGTTAGACCAATAGGCGTAACTGTGCGGCTTATAGAGAGGGGCACCCACAGGCTTGTTGCTAGGCATACTTGACACCCATATACGTATCGTAGGCGTTAATCAGGTACTGCATGTTCGTTGCGTTCGCTTGATCCGGGGCATTAGCAGCGAGCCAGTTGCCCATCGCATCAATTGCCTTAGCGCGTTCCTTAGGATCATTAAAATTAAAATCCTCGGAGCGCAGTGCAATACCAAACGCAGTCGTCAGCAGTGAACTAAGTTGCGGACTACCAACCCGAGTAGGCTGTAAGGAAGCATAGGCGCCAGAACGGTTATACGTAATATCGCCGCTGCTACTTCCGCCACTTGCCTTGTTACCCGCGTTGATGATCTTAAGCTTCTCAAGTTCTAACGTAGCCTGACGGTACGCCTGATCCGCGTTAAACTTATCCTGACTAAGATTAAACTTACTGACCGCTAACGAATTCATAAACTGCTGCTGCAGCGCCTCTTGCTGACGGTCGTAAGCCTGCTGCTCTAACTGTTGGAGATACTGCTTCTCCATCGTCGAACGCTGCATTTCCAGGTTCGTCAGTTGGTTGCCGTACTCCGTGTCTTGAGCAAGTTGGCCCTTGACTAACTCATTAAGAGCGTTGTTGTTAGCAGTCGTGAAATTAGCATTAGTCTGGACTCCCAGCCCCTTCTCAGCATCACGAATGAAGTTGCCCGTACCAGCAGCGTTACCTGCTTGAGCCGAAATCATAAGTGCTGCGTTCTGCCTGTTAGTCTGGGCAAGCATGGTAGCAAAGTTACCATCGGCACCTGCCTGACTTTCTACAGGAGCCGCTAGACCCAGCCGAGCAGCCTCAGCATTAACCTTGTCAACAGATTGCTGAGTGTTAGAGGTAAGAGAATTAAGTAAGTTAGAGTAGTTTTGGTCAACCTGCTGAGCAGTGTTAGCATACGCACCCGCCGTCTCTTGCTGACGTGCTGCCAGCATTTGATCCAGGTTCTGATACAAGTAATCAATGTCGTGGCTAACTTGCTTACCACGCTTTTGATTCTGTGCCTGTAAGTCTGCTTGCTGCTTATCAAACGCAGCCTGCTGATCCCTAATAGCCTTTAACTTAGGGTCTAACTCTGCCGCAACCGCTTCCTTAGCCTGCTTCTTAGGATCACTAGCAGACGTAGCAGTGGTACTCTTAGTAGATCCAGACTTAGTGCTACCACCCTTAGTGGTGCTGCCGCCCTTAGTAGCCCCGGAAGTATTAGTTCCCTTGCCACCTGTATAGCGCGTACTAGTAGTAGAGTGCTTAGTAGGCTTAGACGGCTTCTTCTTCTTTTTCTTGACTCCGGTATAACCGGCCCCCTTGCCCCGCCAACCTTGACCCTCATAGTCCTTGTTAGAAGTGCTAGAAGAGGACTTCTTATTCTTAGTATCAAAGGGGGACTTAGGCCCGTTGTAGATAAAATTACTAAACTGGCTAAACGGAGTGCTCTTAGAGCCACCTTCACTACTGCCTGTAGGCATAAGCCACCTCCTTACTTACCCGGAATAACTAACTTGGAACCGGAGTAGATACGCCAGTCCCGACTTGCAAGGTTGGGGTTTGCCTTCTTTAAGGCAGCCAGAGAAATGTTGTAACGCTTAGCAATTGCCGCAAGGCTATCGCCCGACTTGACAGTATACTTAGTAGGCGTCGCAGTCTTAGGTGCCGTAGTCGTAGTCTTAGGCGGCGTAGTAGGTCGCGGTGCAGGACGAGGCGTAGGCGTCGTTCCTCCCGGACCAGGGTTAGTGTGAATGTTACCGCTCCCGCTAGTCCCTCCCGTAGCGGGAGGCGTCGGAGTATCAGGTAACTTATCAATAGGACCAGCGTTAGGATCGTTGGCGATCTTCTCAGCTAAACGACGAGCGGCTTCGCGGTAGATAGCCTCCATCGTACTATCGAGTGCCGACTTACCCTGAATCTCTTGACCTTGAGCATTGTTGAGTGCAGCCATGAAGCGCGACTCAATGTCAGTCTTAAGGTTGTTAAAATATTGCTGGGTCTTATCAATTTGAGTTACGTAGCCGCTGCTTCGCGCCATGCCTCGATAAGAGGCGTTGTTAATATCGCGGCGCTGCTGGTCAACCTCGCCGGTCTGTGCGTCACGTAAACCTACCACACGATTCTGAGCAGCAGCGTTACGCTGAGCAGCGATCTGAGTAAGTAAGTCCTGATACTGTGAATTCTGCTGAATACCTTGTAACTGCAAGTCGTAGTCAACAGGCATCTTCCAACTAATAGCACCAGTCGTACTAGCCTGAGTAGGACTCGGAGTCTGAGTAGGAGCCACTACAGCAGATTGTTGTGTAGTCTGCTGAGTGTCATTCCTTAACGTAGACAGAGCACCTGCGGCCACCCCGGGAGTGTAACTACCAGGGCTAGGCGTGTTCTCTAATGACCTGTCGATATAACCCATAGGGTCCACAGCGCCTTGAGTCGCTGCACTGCTACCGCCGTTGTATACCTTATCCCCTGCGGCGTAGGGGTTCGATTCGCCTGCCATTCTACCCTCCTTCTTAGGTCACCGCAAGGCTTTGGACATTAGAGAAGTCCGCTCGCTCGTCAAGATAGACGAACATACCGTTGATACGAAACTCGTAACTGCGGATCGTATCGTCAATTGTAATGCTCTGTTGGTTCACGTAATAGTATTCGTAGAATAGAGAGAAACTGAGACACCTAAAGGTTCCTCCACCGCGAAGGTTACCGAAATGATCGGTAAGGAGGGTTTGTAACTTAGTGGCCGTAGTGCTGCTGACAAGCATATCGGCGGGGTTGATGTATCGAACGCCAAATCCGCCACGGTAGTAAGTGCTGGTGATACCACCATCACTGATTCCGAGTGAACGGTCGAACTGAACACGGTACACCTTCTTAAAGTCCACGTTGCTGTTAAACGTAAACTGCTTAGTCTCAAAGTAGTACCGAGGAAGTCGCCGTGCCGTAGGTAATCCGTCAGCAAGACGGTTCGCTGCCTCGTTAAAATTGAGGAACACTAACTGCGTGCCCAATTCACTAGTACCGAGAGCATAGAACCCGTGTTGTGGCCCTACAGCCGTACCCATGAATCCTTGGCACGTTACGGTGTCGGTGTCTCCGGCGTCTTTAATATGGAACTTACCGCCGTAGACGTCCCAACGTACCCACGCGCCGTTATTGAGGTTCATAGCGTAGTAACGGCTGCTCGACTCAGGGGTCTGAGTAGCAATCAGAGGCCCAAGCACAAGAAAGTCACTCATAATATGGAGCGACTGAATGACCTGTCCTGCACCTGTAGCCGTACTGTACCCACTGTTGTTGTTAAACAAGTCTAACTTGTTAGCGATATCTACGAATTGACCGCTGACGTACTCGTAAACTGACTTCTGATCTGACGTGAAGATACGATTACGCCACTCTACTGCAGAGTGTGCTCCCTGGGTGTCGCTAACCACACGAAGGTAGCCGTCGGTGCCAGGGTCAGTCTGGAACGTAAATCCGAACGTTCCTTGAGACTTAAAGATGTGTAAGGCGTCACCACTGAGAACCACGCTGGTGATGTAGTTAAGATCGTTAGTGGCATCTGTTCCGACGTCAAAGTAACCTCCCGAGGGTGAGGACCACACCGTAAAGTTTGTGGCTGCGCTGTAGTAGATTCGATCCTTGTAACAGATGAACAGTCGATCCTTCCAGATGAACGCTAAGTCCACCGAAGGCATGTTCCCTACAGCAGCCTGCCCGCCCGGCTTAAACAGTAAGCCTTGCGGGATAGTCGTGCTAGTTAACGTAGCAAGGTTAAGACCGATAGCCTGACCCGCTGCGTAATACATAGACGTGCTGTCGTAGTTAGGGATCAGGAACACGTCGTTAATGTAAGCAAGAGCCTTGACAATGTAAGGGTTAGTACCCGGCATCACGTAACCCGTGTCAGACCACGTAATCGTCTGAGACGCAGTATTCGCTGCCAGGACGCCCTTATAAATTTTGTTAGTCTCCCACTTGCTAGTGCCAGTGTTCCAACTAGCGCGTCCAACTAAGAAAGTGGTATCGTTAAGGATTCCTAAAACGTCGAGGCGTTCTCCCAGGTCCCCGCCTCCTGCGGCCCTCAGGGTGGTCCCGATGGTCGCAGGAGCGATAGCCTGGAAGCCCGGTCGGTTGACGATAGAGCCGTCAGATCGGACAACTACATTGAGCGCGTACGCTAACTCGTCGTCTCGAATTAACTGTGCATCGGCACGTAAGTTTAACCCACGTCCCCACGGCCCTACAGGAAAGCGTCGCTTAGGCATACCAATCAATCGCCTCGCCGTAATCACGCGGCATGGCGGTGATTCCAGGATAGTAGTCCTGGTTCTCCCAATCCGCGTTATCCTTTAACTTCGTAACACCCGTCTCAAACTGAGCCATTTTCATCTGATAGTGCTGCAGATTATCGTCTAATTCCGCAGCTTGCGCGATGCAATACTCAACGATACGCGGGTGATACTGAACAGGTAACTCGGGCGTATCCGTCGTAGCAGTAACCTGAACGGGCTGACGAGTGTAGTAGATAACCAGGTCAGTCGCGTTACTGGTTGACGGAGTAGGCCATAAGTAAATCTGACGTGCAAACTGCCAGAAGGCGGTAGGAGTACCCTGGCTCGTAGTATCGTTCGCCACCATAATGTTATCGGCTTCCTCCATAGAGAGAGCCTGTAACTTAACGCCCTTCCACTTAACAGAGCGAAGGATCAGTAAGTTGGTGGGAATCGTATACTTCTGAGTGCCAGCCGTCGTCGTTGCACTAGCCGAGACTTGCAGGAGGTCGTTGGCAATAGCAATCTCAGTTTGAGCGTCGTTGACCCAACGAATAACGTCGGAGTCTGTAATTTGGGCACCAGCCTCGTCGCCAAACTGCCGCTTAACGCGGGTGGCAATCTCAGAGACTAACACTAGACCCCCTACAGGTCAATCTTCCTGCCATTGTGGCGGTACGTGTGCTTGGGCGACTTAATCATGCTAAGTGCCAGATCGTTCATCATGGCAACTTCGTCCTCTCGGACCTTTCGCTGGTAGTCGCGCACAGCCTTGTTGTGAATCTCTAACTCGTGGCCGACGTTCTTGTCCTTATTATCAGCCGCGTAAATCCGAGCCAGGAGACGCTCATCCACAAAAGATTCATCCTGAATTAAGAACGCAACATACTCTTGCCCGTTATCGTTCTTCTCGATGATTGCGAAGTGAGCGTCTCCTGGCTTACGGCGATCCTCAGGAATCCAGCGTAACTCTAAGCGACGGTCGTACTCCTGAATTAACTCGGCGATGCGTGCCGTCTTTTCGTTAATCCAGGAACCGTCTACTGCTGGGACGTGCATTACGGAACCTCATTCCAAGTAACAGGCGGGCGGTTAACTTCGACCCAGGTGCTGTTGTTAATAACAGTTTCTGCGTACGTAGCAGAAACCCTGGTGACCTCAACGAAGCCCGAAGCGTTCCGGGTCACTTCGACCCACAGCCCCGTACCAGGATTATACTCGATCCAGAAGTATCCGCCAACCTTCCAAATAAGGACTAATTCCTTAGCGGTGGTATTGCGGTCGTTCCAGATAACCTGGACACCCTTGTTAACAAGGGTTCGGTTGTTCCAGATAAACTGCAGCGTCTTAGTAGTGAGTGACAGCGAATTCCAGATGCTCTGTAACGTCTTACCAGTCGTGGCTCGGTCGTTCCAGATTAACTGTCGAACCTGTCCCACAGTAGTATTGACGTTCCAGATTGCTTGACGTGTGTTACCGACTGTTGCACGAGTATTCCAGATCATCTGATCTGCTTGACCCACTACAGCGCGTACGTTCCACACTAATTGCAGGTCGCGGTTAATAGGCGTAGTCGCTACGTTCTGTAGTACGTGCCACACCGCTTGTAACGAATTACCAGCGGCTGCGCGAATGTTCCAGATCACCTGTCTCGTGTTGCTAACAGTAGTATATGCGTTCCAAATTAACTGGCGGCTAGAATTTACGAGGCTTCGGACGTTCCAGATAAGTTGATCTGTGGCGCCTACGATAGATCGCACGTTCCAGATTAACTGGTCTTGCTGTCCTACTGTTGCTCGCACGTTCCAAATATACTGGTCGGCTGCGTTAACCAGCGCACGCACGTTCCAGACTAACTGGTCCTGTGCGTTAACTGTCTGGCGCTGATTCCAGATTAACTGCAGATCGCGGTTAACTGGCGTAGTGGCAACTAACTGCAGTACGTTCCAAATAGCCTGTAGCGCATTACCCACAGCGGTGCGAGTATTCCAAATTAACTGATCTGCTTGTCCAACTACTGCACGCATATTCCAGATAGCCTGGACTGACTTAGTTACCGTACTACGTACGTTCCAAATCCACTGGTCAGTATTACCAACAGTTGCTCGCTGATTCCAAATTAACTGCTCCTGCTGGCCTACAGTAGCGCGGTCATTCCAAATTAACTGTAGAACCTTGCCAACTAAAGTGGTGTCCTTGCTGTTCCAGATCGCCTGTAGCGACTTATTAACAACAGAGCGCACGTTCCAAATTAACTGATCGGCTTGTCCCACAGTGGCTCGATCGTTCCAGACAAGGCTAAGATCCTTATTAACTTGAGTAAGAGCGATAGCAGGTACAATAAGAATAGCCTCGTAGAAACGAGTATCTGCCGAGGTAACAGCAAGAGGCATTACGTCTAAAAAGGCACCCGAGTACGTACCAGCCGTAGGGACCGAATCTCGCTTTAACAAAGATGGAGGACCGTTATCTCCATACAAGTAAGTAGAGTACGAACCGATCGAAGTAAGTGAACTATCTCTAAGTTGGAGAGTAGCTGTAAAGTTATCGCCTTGGAGTCCAACACGTGCTACCAAACCATAGATTACAGAGTTAGCATCTAACTCGAAATCTGGCAGGGTATAACGCACATATCCATTAACAGCCGTAGCATCAACATCAAGATAAGTAGAGTTAGACCCATCGCTTAAAACAGTCCAATCATCACCATTAACATATAACTTAGTGCCGATATTGCTAGTGCTGCTTTCAGCGGTAATTTTAATTAACTTACCACTTAAAGCACTCGCCGCAGATGAATTAGAATCTACAGATAAAGACCCGTCTCCTGCTACGGCCTTAACAGTATATGTATGTGACGTAGTATCAATAGTGCCGTCTCCGGCATAACTAGTAATACAGGGGACAAAATAAAAGTTAGTTAACGAGTTAACAATACCTACAACTTGTCCGGCCTCTACTCCGTCTTTATAGACAATATACTTAATAGGGGTAAGACCACCTACAGGTACGTTCCACGCGGTAAGGACGCCGCCGCGAACAGCACTCGCGCTGAACGACGCGGGACTATTAATACTCCCTACGCGAATTACAAGAGTAGATGCGGACCAGTCAGTAGATGTGACTGTACCATTAAAAACAGCAGTAACAGGTCCTGTTGCAATCTTATACTGGGACTTGTGCTGCATGTTTGTGGCGCCACTACCACCTGTAGTACCACTGGTTAAAGTGCCTACCCAGGAACCGCCTGTAGTATCTGTATCATCAGTGGGCACCGCAGTACCCTCTACAGCAACCACTCCGACAACAAGGTCGCCTGCTACTGCTTCGGCAGATGAAGTAACACTCCACGTACCACTAGTACCACTTGCACCTACTGCACCAGCAAAACTTGTCGTACTTGCGTACCTAAATACGCGCCAATCTGCAGATTTAGCAGTGATAGATGCAGAGTACGTTAATGTAATATCTGTTAACGTACCACCGGAAGTAACCACGCCTGTAATAATAGCAGAACGTACAGCAGCACCCGCAGTTGCTGATACCGAGTTACTTGTAATACGAGTAGTCCAAGTAATAGCGGCAGCACCTGTGTGCGCGGCTGTAACTGTAGGTGCAGTAGCAGTAGTATTATCAAATCCTGTAGTAACTACAACGATATCTCCTGCAGTAACAGAAGACATTCCTGAAAGACTGAGGGTTGTGCCAGCAGTCTTAGAAAATGCAGCATTACCAGTCTGTACGACTGAGATTGCTACCATGCTCGCCCCCTAAGATTAGGCGGCGGTGTCGCCCTCAACGCGGATCGTGCAACCGTCGTTGTTCAGAGCAGCACGGTTAGCGGAGGTACGCCGCACCCAAATAGCCTTACAGGAACCGGCAGCGATGTTACCCAGAGATAAACCCTGCGCCTTGCTCGACAGCGCGCCAGCAGCCACGTAGTTAGTAAACGTAACACCAGCAGGAGCGGTAGTCTCAGAAGCAATAGCGACAGCCTGAGCAGACGCCGAACCGATAGCAGAAGCAGCAGTCGGGTCCACACCTAAAGCAACATCAACACCGTTAGTAACATCAGCAGTTAACCACACTACAGCAGACTGCAGCGTTAACGATGCGTTGCTATTGTGAACGAAGAAACAGCGGTAATCCACTACAGCAGAAGCCGCGTTCTCGTCACCGGACACATCATCGAACAAGTTATTAAGCGACGCATCCGTAATCTGCGTCGTAGAGATTTGATCGCCCAGCGAACCGGCAGCAGTACCAACAGTAGTGTTACCAGCGGCTGCAGAGACAGAGAACTTAAACAGGATTTCACCTGTGACAATAGGCACAATTGCTCCTTAGACAAGAGAAGGGAGGGGAGAAGTAGCCCTCGGCAGCATACTTCTCCCCTCCCAGCCTCTACTAACCCTCGGTAACGTCCGCGAGGACGCCGTTGGCGTTACGACGGTTCACGCCAATCTCCCAGTAACTGTGAAGCACAGCCTGGAAGGCGTCGTAATCCGCGTACCACTTCCAGATGTTGCCGTCTAAGTCAAGCCACGACCAGTCCGAAGAACGGTAGATCGTAAGCGACGACTCGTCAAGGAACCACATCTTGTTGGAAGGCGCGTCCACGTCCTCAACAACGGGAATCTCACGACCGTTGTTAAAGGCGAGGCCACGGATACCGCCGTTAAACTCCTTCGTGTCCGTGTACCGGCGCTGCTGCGTGAGCAGGTTAAAGTAAGCACGGCGCACACCGAGAGAGGTTAAGATAAGGGACGTGTCGCCACCGTTCACACGAACGTCGTCCGTTAACTTAATCATTAAGCCCTCGGAGAGAGCACGGTTCGTACCGGAGTTGTTGTTGTTAATCGCCTTCCACGTCGGCTCCGACGTGGGGTCGATGTTGTAAAGCGTACCCGTGTCGCTAACGATCGAAGCAAGACCGTTAGGCTCACGGTTAACGGACGACAGGCGACCGTTACCAGTACGAACAAGCGCGTCACCAGCAGCCCAGGTAGCGGTCGTGCTAAGCGTAACCACACCGGACGACTTGTTGATCGCGTTGATCGTAAGACCAGTAGCCTTAACCGCACCCGTGGACGGCGTAACAATGTCCACAACCTGACCAACCTCAAGGTACTGAGTGTTGACCGCGGTGTACGAGGCCGAAGTAGTACCAAGAGCAGTCGTAGTAGCGAGCGTACCCGAACCGTCACCGTAGAAGATGCGGTTAACGTCCTTAGCGATATCGTTCTTAAGGCCGGTGACCTCGTAGTCCATCGCGTTAGCGAACGCCTGCGGGTTCGTCTTTGCTAACTCCATCGTCTGACCCGAGATACGCAGACGGCCGTAACCGTAGCGCAGACCAACACGAACGCTCGCGTAGGTCTGAGTACCCGGGTTCTGTAACTGCTCTAACTCGTTGCGGTAACCGATCGAGGGGTTACGGCGAACGCGAACCGGGAAAGTGACGTACTTACCGCCAACCTCCGAGGTAACACCGTTCGACGACTTCTCGATACGCTTGATACCAACAATCTCATTCTGTAACTGATCCTGAATTCGGCCCTGGTAGACCTCCTTCATGATGTTGTTAACAGTAGTGAGTGTAACCTCACCAGCCATGACTTACTCTCCTTGTTGCGCTTGCAGCAGCATCTGTGCTACAAGATCCTTAGTGTCAGAGTTAGAGAGTGCCTTAGGGTCAATGGCCCGGGAAGGAACACCCCCACCTGCCGACATAACCTTAGGAGGCGCTGCCGGTGCGGGCTTAGTTCCACCTGCACGCTGCACGATTTGCTGATAACGGTTAACAGCTTCGTCTCCGTCTACGCCGTTAGCAAGAAGCGTAACCACGTAGTCGTCGTCGAAATCACCGTGCTCAGAGTGCAGGTATGCCATGTAAGCATCCAACTCTTCCTCAGCCTTTTCTAAGTCCTGTTGCTGCTGTAAGGCAACGAGTGCCTCCTGCTGCTCCATCAACTGTTGCTGAGTAAGTTGTAACTGCTGATAAAGTTCGGGGTCGCCCTCAAACTCGTCCGGGTCAAAGTTCATAGCAATCTCGCCTTCCGTTGCCCCTTGCTCTAAGGAGAAGTTGTAAGTCTGAGCCAGCAATTCCCATACTGCCTTCGGATCGGCCTCAACAGCCTGCTTAAGGTTAAGTGCAACCTCTAAGTCCTCGGGAGAGTAATCCGCGTACTGCTTAATGGGCTCATACTTAGAGTGTAGGCTTTGGAACCTGTTCTGGACGCCCTTATCCCACTTTTCCAGGGTGGGTCTAAGTGCCTCATGGTACTGCTCGGGGACTGCATTTAAGATTTCTTGCCAAGCAGGGTGACCACCTACAGAAGCGGCCTCTTCTGCTAACAGAAAGTCTGTGCCCTCGTCCGAGCCGGGGTCTTGGACTGACATTATTTACTCCTAGTTGTAAGCGTCGGTCTTAAAGTGGGAGGCTCGCTTCTCGGCAGCGGCCATAAACCGCTTCTTCTGCCCTTGCGAAACCTTACCCTTGTTCTTCTTTAAGTGACCAACTAACTGCTCCTGGCGACGAGCCTTAGCCGCGTTCTTCTTAGACTTGCTCGGGCTAACACCCGCCTCAAGGGCAGATCGAACCTGCTTGGCACGCGCGCTTGCTTGCTCAGGGAGCGGGTTCTTAAACTTCTTGATACCCTTAGATGCCCCTGCAAGCTTATCAGTCATGCTGCTAAGGTCAGGCTTGGGCTTAACTACAGGCATCGGGGAGCGAGTAACCGGAGGCGTAACGCTTCGATTAGGAAGCGGCACTAAGTTGCCACCGGGAGCCGACTTAGTAGGAGCAGGAGTAGGCATCGGTCGTAACTGCGGGTTCGGCACCATCTTACCGACAGGATTTAACCGAGTCGGCATACCGGAGCGACCAACAGAACGGTTAGGCATAGGCACGGGGCCAGAAACAGCCATTAGATACCTGCCGAGTCGTCGTTAAGTCGAAGAGCGTAGATCATATCGTTAACAGTCATAGCGTCGAGGTTAGCAGCGGAGTACGCGGTTGCACTAATAGCAGTGAGTCGAGTACGCAGCGTCTGAACTGAGGCGTAGTTAGCGGGGGTGGCGATTGCCTGCGTAAGAAGCGGCGTCGGGCCAGTTTGCACCTGACGCTTATCCACCACGCTACGAACCACACCAAGTTGGGCATTAGCCATTAGGCCATTCCTCCTTGTGGTGCTGCATTAGGATCGGGCTGTCCCGGGGGAGGACTGACCATACCGCCACCAGGCGCTAAGTCAGGTCCCATCGCTCCGTTAGGCATAGTAGCCGTCACTGCTTGCAGACTCATTTGGTGAAGCATAACGTGTTGCTCAAAAATAGCCTTAACCGGATCAGGTAATAACTCAAACTGCTGGGTCTTACGGAATCGGTTGTGGGCTAAAATGTGAGCCTGGTGGTTATCCCAAGTGTTCGGCGGTAACACGGGCTCCGGCTGAACCGGCTGACCCGTAGTGGGGTCTGTCTTATACTCGCCTGTCATGGGGTCCTTAGGAGGCATAACTAACTCGACAGCTAACATCGGGTCAATACTTGCCATCTTAAGGTTCTCGCGCTCAGCCTGCCTCTTGTCTACAAGGTAGTCCTCGTAAACCTTCTCGATGCCACCAACATCAAGAATCTCCAACGCTTGCTGCGGAGGAATTACGCCCAACTTAAGAAGGTCCATAACAAACGCTTGCTTGGCTGCCTTCGATTGGGGGAGTGCAGAGCCACTTTGTACGCGAATATCAGTGTTACCACGCAGAGCATTACCAGCCCAATGCTGCGCCTCAAACGCACCATCACGGCCAACTACACGCACTAAGCGCGCCTGATCCCAGAATTGGGTGACGTACTTAAGGTAGTGCTGGCCTAAGGTCTGTAACGCATCTTCGATACTAGAAACCGCATACGCTAACTTAGTGTCGTCTTGCTCCTGTAAGTACGTAATAGCAGTAGCAGCCGTAACCTGCGCCGGCGTGTTGCCGCGTGTAATCTCGTGCTGACCACTAATGTCGTCCATATCTTGCTGTAGACGATCTAACTCTTGCAGTACGTAAGGAGGTAGACTGTCCATCGGTAGCGGTGTCGGCGGGTTCAGACCAGGAGTATACAGGATCACCTGTCCTGGCTCCGAGGAAATTTGTCTCGGATTAACGCTACCCCGAGGGGCCATTAACCGAGGCTTCGCCATTAAGTTCTTAGCCTCAATGATCTGGCTCTTAGTACGGTTGTATTCCTTCTGTAGCGGGATCAGGTCCTTAACGTTAGAATCCGCATAAAACTTACCCGTCGGCACAATGTCGATCTTGTAGAACGGGAACTCGTTATGCTGGTAAGGGAAGTTACGCAGGACCTGAATAGGCTTACCACCTACAAGGGTAACTAACCCGCCCTGCGGGAAGTCCTTGTGGGCGCCAGCCTTAATCCAGCACTCGATGATTACAACTTCGTTCTTAAGAGAGTTGCGAGCGTTCACCATGTTGAGGAACGACTCTTCGATCGGGACCTCAGCCTTAACCGTAGGCAGGCTGTCAAGACCATAGGCTGCCTTAACAAACTCGGCAGACTTAGTAGTGACGTGCATGATGTACGGCTGCTTCTGTAGGTCCTCTTCCTCTAAGTTAGGAACGAATAAGTGGAAGGGGCTCACGCGCTCGATAATAATGTCGCCACGCATAGGCTGCCCATCGGGACCGGGCTCCGTAAGTAACACGTCCGGGTCCCAATACTGCTTGATGAAACTAGTACCACAGATACTAGCCCACCACACAGACTGACGGATAACCTTGTTAATCTTCTTGTCGCTGTAAGCGGCCTCGAAAATCTGCTCACCGATGCGAGCCGCTGCTTGGTCCTCGTCCTCTGTAGTAGCAGGGAGCACCGTAAACGTCGGCTTGTTGCTAGTCAGGCGGCTAATCTCGTGGCGAACAATAGGTCGAATCTTATTGACGATCATACGCACGCGCCACGGGGGAGCAGCAGGCGTACGTAACTGGAAATTACCGGAGTTGGTCTGCGAGATAAACTGAACGTAGTGCTTACCGAAGTAGAACGCGAGGTTCATGTACCAGTCGCGCTCGGTACTGATTCGGTCGTTCTTAGCCTTCTGATACTCAGCGTAGACCCACGCAGCAATTTCCTTATCGCGCTGCGCGTCAATAAAACCCTGTAAGATAGAGCGATTAGCGTGAGTGTCCGAGGCCGACTGGTCGATAATACTCATCGGTCAGTACCCTCATAAATAATGTCGCCGAAAGCCTCGTAATCCTCTTGCGTTAACTCGTCACCAAAACCGGGAGAGAAACGCTTAGCCTCAGCGGCATCGCCCATACTAATGTAATCAGGCTCAGAGGTCACTAAGGATGGGGTCAACGTCGTCGCGTTCAGCGTCTGTAACGTGAACGGGTCCTTCGTCCGTAACTGATTCATCAGGCTCTGAATCAGATTCTCCCGGTCCTTGAGCATCGACGTCAGGAACCTCGTCTGCGTCTGACTCTGCCGGTAATTCAGCACCGATAACAGTATCACCGATAATAGTAACGCCACGATCAATAAGGCGCTCAGCCATGAGTCCATTTAAGATCCCTTCCGTAGATGCGATCTGGGCATCCTTAGCAACGATATCTGCTTCTAATTGCAGGATGCGCGCACGCATCGTGTGGTACGGAGCCTCAGGGAACACCGTGGTTAACTCAAACGCACAACTACAGCAGAAGTAAACAACGCCGTAAAACTCGTAGTCTAACTTCGTGTCTACAAAGCCGTCTTCGTTGTAAGTTGAGCCGCAAACTGCACAGGCAGCAGGAAGCGCCATTTCACCAGCGGGTACGCGAGCAAAACGGCCCGAGGGGTCGTAACCGGCCATTAGTATTCTCCACCTAAAAATTCATCGTAGACCCACTGTGTACCTAACGAGGCATACTCCTTGTTAGGTCGATCAGAGCGTCCGAACGGGTCTGCGACTTCATCCTCGTACGCTGCCATAGATAAGCCTAGCCCCTCAGGCATGGCTGACTCAACCGAATCCTTACTGCCTAAGCGCGCGTGGTACTCAGACGTTAATTCCGGTCGAGACATAATTGCGTAGCGTAAGGAGTCGGCAGCGTGGTCGTCCTTCTTATGGGGCTGGTCGAAAGCGTTGTTTTGCGACTGCTGCTTCTTAGAAGCGTAAGTCTTCCAACGGTAACGACGTAATTCCTTAATCAGGTTATAACAGTTAGGAGTAACGTGCCACATAGCCTGACCGTTCTTACGCGGCTCCATATACTTGGCTACACGCACGATACCCGCAGCAACATCGTTGTTTGCTAACGCAAAGGGTAGTCCGTACTTAGCGTACTCTTCGTGGATGCTTGTTCCGGTGATTGGATCGGTATTTCGAATAGAGGGATCTGCGATGAAGATGTCAGGTCCACGACCAAGTTGCTTGTTGATTCGATGAATCTCTCGGGCGTGCTTGTCAACAGTCCACCCCTGTTGATAGTGCTCCCTAAACGTAATAACTGATCCTTCTGGATCGACCCCATGCCATAGGGCTGCAGTAGGGTTGTTAAATCCGTGGTCGAGCGAGAGAATCCAAACCCAGTCCTTCGGAATCTCCGGGTTATCCTTAAGCACATGCAAGCCCCCCGGCTGCGGGTCAAAGTGCTTATAAATTAGACCACCGAGTTGGATGAACTTACCGTGGATACGGGCGTCCTTCTCTTCCTCAGTTAATCCAGAGATGAACTCCTGGACCTCAAGGTCTCCCAGGTGAGGGTTGTCTGTCATATCTACCTCAATGACAGCAATGGAGTCATTTGCACCACTTACACCAGGCTCGTAAACTTGATCGTAAATCCACGTCATACCGTCAACAGGCGTCATGGTAAACCAGTGGCTACCACCCGTGTCAATAAGACGCGCCTTGTTCTCAGTATAGATTACCTCAGGAGGCTCCTCGTCAAAGTGAATAAAGTGTCGACTAGTACCCGCAAACTTGTCGAGGTCCTGGTCGTACGACATAAACTCTACAAAGGAGCCGTTAGCGAAAGTTAACGTCCTGAGGGTTTTGTCATAACTATCTTCCCATGATCCATTAATAAGGTAACTTGGCGCGCACCATCGGGCAAACTCTGGAAGGATAATCTTCGCAAGACCATTGGTAAAGTCGACTGTGACGATACGCCCACGAATCGGACCCTCAGGAATTGCACGGTAAGGGTGGTTCCCGCGGAGCCAGTAAATATCTTCGAGGATTCCGCCCGTAGTCTTGCCCGATCGGTTACCACCAATGTAGAGGCGGATACGGGCACTAGAACTATGGAACTTGATTTGCTTGTCATGAGGAATGTATCCATGCACGTTAGGGCGGTTACTACTCGCCTTGAGTTTCTCCCCAAGCAGCCTAAAGACTGCCTGGGGAGAGTCTAACTCCGCAGCCTTCTTCGGCCTACCAGCCATTACTCATAGATCCTATACGTGATGCGTAACTGCGGTTCGCCGGACTCACCGTTACCAGCGAAGTAACCATAATACTCAGTAGCATTGCTGTTAGCCCAGAGGGCAATGCCCTTCTTAGTGCCCCCCGCCTGCCAGTCTGCTAAAGTACCCCGCACACCAGCAGATAGGGCACACCACTTAGCACCTGTTTTAGTAGTCCAAGACGTATCCGAGTTACTACTAAGGCTAGTAATGCCAGACCACGTAGAGGGTGCTGTAGTGTTGTTACACGTTCGAATACGTGCTGTACCGCCGGAGTCAGGACCCCAGTGTAGAGCGTTAAGATACACTTCGACGTTAGTAATATCATACGCACCTGCTAAGTCGGTCTGAATGATAGTGCTAAATCGAATAAAACACTTCTGCTGGTCATGAACACTAGACACGTAGCCTTGGTAGATATGAGCGTCGTCATTACGCTGAGTACCGTCGCCGTTGTATGATTGCGTGCTAGTGCAAGCATACGTAAGAGTGTACGTGTTGAGAACCTTAGCAGCAACGGTAATTGTACCCGACGTAGACGCACTAAATCCGCCAAAACCACTGAATGCAGCATAAAATGTAGATGATCCAGTAATCTGAGCAGTAGTGTACGACCATGCGCCAGTAGATGGGTTAACAGCTACAGCAACCCCGTATCCAACTCCGTTACGGTACACCTGAACAGTACCGCCACCAGGGTTAGGACTAACGACACCGCTCACCGTAAAGTTGGTACTAGGTTGAGCGCGATAGGTACTAGATGCAATACTCGTAGTTGTAGCCGAAGCACCTGCAGCGATAACTGCGCCGCTAGGGACGATAGCATCAGGCCGCCACTTGGATCCATCCCACCACTTAAGATTGACACCTAACTGCCCAATGCTAGTCATTACACCACCCCTAGGGTCATAGTACGAAGATCGCCGTAAGGTACGAAACGACCAATAAACCTAATAAAATTAACGTAAATTCCTGAACCGCCACCAGCACCGGAAGTTGCGTAGCCCATATGCTTAAACTCTACAGAACCGCCACCAACACCGACGTTATATACCTGTAAGACATACTTACCTAAAACGATCTCGTCCTTTTCAGACGCCTCGCTCCACGTACGTGCTTGGTTCATATCGACACCGCCCCAGAAACCATACGGAGTAAGGTTACTGTAAGACTTCACTGCAGGCTTGTACGCGATAAGTTTGTTAGCTACGTTACCAGTGTGTAGCATACAAGAGTAATCCATAAAGAACATACCCCTACAGGGGAAGTCAATGCGTACTGTCTCTAATGCAATGTCAACCCATGTACCGTTAACTGTAAAAGCAGTTGCCGAGTTGTTTCCATATAGTACGTGAAACTCTTCGTACTCATCGGTAGATGTATCCCACCACAGTTGTCCTTGTGCTGGATTAGAGGGCGCACTAGGTCCAACGTATAATGGGACTGTATAGCCCCAATCCGCCTGACCACTAGCGTCACTGACGAGCACTTTGCCGACGCCTTGGTTACCCGTAGGCAGGAACAGGTTTGTGATGTTGGCCGTGTCCGCGTTCACCTGTGTCGTGTCCAGAGCGGCCGCAGAGACGGCTCCTTCGACCGTCAGCGGCCCCTCCATGCGCTGCGGAGAAGTGACGCCAACGTACAACTTAGACACCGTAGTTAAGTTAGAAACTAACTGCACATCATCGTGGTAGCAGTTAAGTGGGAAGCCTGCTGCAACCGTGTCGTCGTCCCAAACAATCACAAGGCGACCACGTAAAGCAGTAGGGGGCACTAACCAGCTAAACGCCCACACCTGATCTGCGTTCACTGCAGTAATAGATCGCTGACCGATGAACTCTAAAGTTGTACCAGCATCGGGAGTAAGAGCAGTGTCTACAGAAGGATCAGTAGTGTCCGCTCGCCATGCAACGTAGACCCTGAGCCGGGTACTTAAGGTGTCACCACGGTAAGTGATGTTGCCCGCCATATCCTCATTGGCTACAGGAGTAAAGACGTTGCTTTGCCAAACTACTTCTGAGGTGTCAACTGATAACTGACTGAGGAAGTCTCCCGCTGAGACGGAGCCTGACCCGTTGATTGTGGAGATAGTCCAGTTAGTAATACCGCTAGAAGCGTCGCCATTGAGAATGAGATTGTCACCAGCAATCTCGGGGTGAGTGTGCTGTTGGAACGCGTAGGTGTCATCGAAAACCTGCTTTGCTAACGGAAGGGACGTTGCCTGATCCGGGCCGTTACCAATAGTGTGGTGGTGTGCCTCCGGCCCACTATCCACGTCGTCGTAAAGGTGATCTTGACGTGACTTAGTAGCCCCACCGTCAACGGTGAAGCCCTCTAACGGACTGAAACCCTCGGTCATAAGTCGTCCACCACTACCTCGTTCTTAACTGGCTCGGGTGCCGAGGTAATAACATGCACCTGCTTCTGAACCACCTGATTAGTAGGGCCGCTAGGCAGTGCGCCGGGTTCCGCTAACTTCATCAGGTCCGTAGCAATAACGGATTGTAATTCAGGGTTCTGAACGCGCTGCTGAATAATCTCAAGCACGCGCATAACGATCATCATAGCGTCCATCGCGTTACCGCCCTGCGATGCAGGAACGTAGCGACCCGTAAGTTCGTTGTAATACTTAATGGCGCCCATATCACCGGAGCGCACTCGGTCAATAAGTGCAAGGTGCGCCTCATGTTGGTTATCGCCGAGGGCGTTCTCAGCACGCGCACGAATGTAATTCTGGAACCCCGGATCACGTAACCAGGACTGGTACGTCTGCGTGGGGATGCCTAAATCTGCTAACTTCTTCTTAGCCGATCGGGTGTCCGTAAGGTCAAGGAGTACGTTTGCTACAGTAAGTTGTTGCTCACTGAGCATGTAACGCTTCCACTCAGCGTGCGTACCGCGACCGATGATCTCTAAGCCACGCAGCGAGATACCGCGCTCCCTACAGGCCGCCCGAAAGTTAGCACTCTTAAAGAAGTCGTAGTAGTGGTCAGGGACGCCCATTTCCTTAGCGCGCTCGCTAGTGGGAATCAGGCCAAACTCAAACCAGTATTGCTCTAGGAAGTTAAGGAACTCGTCTTGCTCGTCGGTAATTTCTGCAGCGTTAAACAACGCCTCGTCGTCCTCAAGGAACGGGTTGGCGTTAGGGTTCGGGAGCACTGGCCGATCAGCCATTAACGCGCCCTCCACTCTGCATAACTAAGCATGAAGTCGGTAATCAGCCGAGGCTCGTAGCCGGAGTCCTTAAGAGCGTCAAGTAAGATTTCCGGGGGAATCGCGGGGTGATTCGGTCCCATCACAAACTTGTGCAGAATAGGTAGGTGAAGGCACAATGCCACGCAGACTTGAGTAAGGTTCGTAGCTTTACTGCTGTTGATCCACGCTTGTAAGGGGTGAATGGGTCCAGACTCAAACTCGTAATCGGGGTCAAGGATTCCGTAGTTACTTTGGCGCTTGCTTACCTGGTAAGCGTGGTAATCTTCCACGAACGCTTCCCACGGTAAGCCGTCAGGTAAGAAGGGCATAAACTTAGGTGATGGATCGGGAATGCAGCCCTGCTCAAAGCGTAATAACGCCATGCGGCTCATTCCCACCTTATACGCGAACGTAGCCTGCACGGTGTCCCCGCGTAAATCACGCACGGGGCTAGACTCAATCGGCAACGTCGCCTTAGTCGGCGGCATGGGTATAATGGTATCAGGCGTGCTTAGGGGGCACAAGCCTTTCACTAAGGGGGGAGGTATACTACGTAATTATCTCGTAGGTATACTAAGTAAGTGTTGCCGTAATAGGAACGGGTCCCCCGCTACGCTGCTGTCTGTGGCTCGCTTTACCGTGACGACATACTTCCAGCGTGGTGGTGTGTAACCCTCGCTACGCTCGGGAAGCGTGTCTTAATAACGGGGCATGTGACACACACATGCACTGCTTACTGCCTGCGGCAGTAAGGCTGTCGCCCTTGCATGTATACCTAAGGTAGTTGGCTGGAACTAGTGCTAGTACCAGCACAGTAATTAAACCTAACGCCGGCATTCCCGCATCTACCTTTAATGAAGGGGCCAGCCCCTTCACCCCGCTTAGGGAGAGGCTACGCCTCCCCTAAGAACCCCTCCCCTTACTCACTTCCGTACTTCTCCAGGCTCCAGCAGGTCTCGAACACTTACCCGATAACCACTCAGTCGTTCCTCCTTCGTGCTTATCGAATAAGCGTTCGATCCATGCTCCAGTCGCCTTCCAATCTCTCTCTCGGTCTATGCCCCTGTATCCTAAGTCGTTCCGCGTTGCAGTAAAGTCTCTTCACTTACGCTTCCCTACAGGACGGTGCTCCCGCACCAAGCGACTGGACTTACGCTTAATTGCCGAGACTTGACAGCAACGCTCCACTCACTTAGCTCGGGGCTACAAGCCCGCGAGCAGCGTGGGAAAGAGCAATCGAAAAGCCTTAGGGCGAAGTTGCTCTCAGACAACTCGGAGGTCATCATGACGAAGTTCATCACGGAGCAGTACGGCCTGGACGACTACGACGAGTCGTACGTGACCGCGCGTAACCCGCTGGACGAGAACTACTACACGCGCTCTCTCGCGGAGGACGCTTACGTCAGCCTCTCGGACATGCTCAACGCCGAGGACGACGACGACCTGTCGCTGCACCTGAACCACAACGTCCAGAAGGACGACCTGCAGACCATCACGTACGAGCAGTGGGTGGAGAACCAGCGCGTTAGCACGGACGTCCCCACTAAGACCGTGAAGGTCGAGGGCGAGCCGATGAAGGTCGTCTCCCTCAACAACACGTACTGGGCTGGCGCGATCGCCGCTAACTTCTTCACGGACAAGGACGGCTTCCTGCGTATCGGTAGCGTGCGCTTCACCACCTACAACGACACGCAGATCGCGCAGTGCGTCAAGTGCAAGGCGACGCTTACGTACTCCGGTGCTTACGACCGCGAGTCGATGGAGGACTTCACGCTTGCGGTCTTCCGTCACGGCCACAACCACTCGGCTAAGTGGGTCACCAAGACCCCGATCAGCCAGCCCGTTGCTGTTGCGATCTACAGCAACGACGACACCGTGGACCGCTACAACGAGGCGTTGTTCGACCAGCAGGTTGCAGACGCAGTTGCTCCGGCTGCTGCACTTGCGCGCCTCCGCCGTAACGCAGGCCTCGCGTAAGCATGACTCGGTAGTAGGTGGCTGGCTCCTACAGCAGCCACCTACTACCAGCGCGTGCTTAGCTAGTACCGGCCTGCGGCGCCAATCGAAGAACGTTATGAGTGCAAGTGGATTTCGCAGAAACTACAGGAGGACACAGTGACCCTGCTCAACATCGACGTTGTGGACATTCCGGCTGAGTGTCCCGTCTGCAAGACCAAGTCGCTTATCCGCGTTGCTAAGACGGACTACGAGCGGTACAAGGGCGGCACCCTTATCCAGAACGCCTTCCCGTACCTTACGCCGGACGAGCGTGAGGCTATCATGACGGGCATCTGCCCTGAGTGCTGGAACAAGATGTTCCCGGTTGACGACGAGTAGCCACTAGGAGTTAGCATGTTCATGTTCATCCCGGACAACTTCCTCAAGCCTGTCCAGTGCAGCACTACGTTCTGCATGGACACTAGCACTGTGCTCGCAGATGGTATGCCCTTCTGCTTGCAGCACGGTACTAACGTCCTGCTTACGGGGTCACTCCCTCCTGCTTCCGCGTCAGTCACTTACGCGTAAGCAACTCCACTCCCCTCTGGCTCCCGGGACCCCCACTACGTAGGGGGTCCCGGTGAGACAGTTTGGGGAGAATAAGATTTGAGAATAGTCAAATTTGAGAAAGTTCTCAGAGACTATTCTCAGTGGATAATGGGCATCGTCGCAGGTCAGGGGCCTATTGACACCTGACCAGCCTACCCACTAGTCTCAGTCTCAGGAAAACCGTGAGATTCTCAGAGACTATTGCCTATGAGACTTTTCTCCATACAGTCTCGGAGACTGGAACCCCCAATTCCATGATCATTCTCACGATCGACCCCCTCGCTGAGCACGAACCAAGATCATTCTCACTTTCTGAGAATCGTTGCTTATCTCGCTAATTTCAGAATTAGACTGGTAGCACTTACGACTAACCTCAAGCCTTAGGAGCACGTTATGACGAACGCCGCTATCGACTACAACGAGGCCTACAACAAGGGCTACAGCGACGCGATGAACCTCTACAAGAACCTGCGTGACCAGGACCGTCAGGCGCTGGCTGGAAACATGCTGCTTAACGTGCTGTTCGTTATCCACAGCCCGTTGCGTCGTAAGCTTACGCGTCTGTTCGTTGAGGGTCGTAAGATCCAGGGGATCAAGGAGATCCGCCAGATCGCTACTGACTACGACGTTACTTACGGGCAGACGCTCGTTGACGCCCGTTGGATGTGGGAATACTTTGAGGAGCGTATGCGTAACGCTCAGCGCCACCCTAAGTACGTCATGGACCCGATCGACAGGCTCATGGACTACAACTTCATGACCAGCGACTTTAACGAGTCGCTTCCGTTCTAATCCCAGGAGGAAATAATGGCCCGCATCGCTAGTGTAGGTGATGCCCAGATCGTACTGACGCGCGAGCGGAAAGTTCTAGAAATCCTACAGGCCCACAACAAGCCAATGACAGTAGATGAAATCGCAGCATACGCTAGTGAGCCGCGATCGTCTACGTACAAGTCGATCGGTAGGTTGTACGACACAGGCGTTCTAATCAGAGGTAGGACAGGCAGCGTAACCGATACGGGTCGAGCCACTACAAAGGCCACGTACATGGTTGACCCCGAGCGTTACCGCAACATCACTCAATCGTTTGAGGTTGTTGGTGAACTGCCCAAGTATTACAACCAAATCTCTAAGCAGCTTTACTCGCTGTTGGACCTCGCCAACCGTTACGAACCCGAGCGTATCACAGGTGGAGTAAAGGCCGCTGGCGCTTATCTTGAGGTTGCAACCCTTCTGCTCAGTCTCGCTTTGGATCCGGCTGGTGCTGAAAGCGTTGAGAACCTTAAGAAGCAAGCGGTGCTTAGGCAGTACCTGCAGCAAGCAGTACCTGCCGTTGACAATGTTCGCGCCCAGATGCAGCAGATGCTTGACGACCACAGACTGTGGACTAAAGATCTGTACGTGCTGGGCGCTAATGAGCAAGTGCGCAACAATAAAGACAGCATCATTAAAAAGACTGACACCATCTACGTACCCAACTACAAGGACTGAGCCACATGCCTATTCTCGCTTCGCCCATGCCGAACGCTATCAAGTGGAATATCATCGAGATTGATGATGTGCCTGATAGCCCTGTTGCAACCATCATGGTTACCGGATCGCGTGAGTACGTTGATCTTAAGTCTGTGACTGAGACTCTCGTGCCTTACTTTAACGCGTTCATTGAGAAGCATCCTGGTCTGCCTCTCGTGCTTATCTCAGGTCATGCACAGCGCGGTGCTGATGTGCTTGCTGAGATGGTGTGGTCTGAGTACGGCCCTGTGCTTACGGAGCCTGCGGAATGGCAGGTTCACACGCCTGACCGCTGCAAGTGCCACGACACTAACGCAGAATACTGTAAGCTGGCCGGAATTATCCGCAACGAGAAGATGGTTGACGTCTACAAGCCTAGCGTGTGTGTCGCGTTCTACAGCGATAACGCTGAGAACCGCGGTACTAACCACGCTGCTGAGTACGCCCGCTCTAAGGACGTACCCGTGCGTATGGTTCGTGA